GTAAAGCCGAGCAGGTCGATATTACCGGAAACCATGTGGCTCTTGTTCCCAAAGGCAGAGCCGGAAATCGTTGTGCAATTGGAGACAGAGACACAATGGCAAATCAAAAGAAAAGCTGGTGGACCCGCATGCGCACGGCCATCAAAACGGGTGACGCGGACACCATGAACGAACTGCTGGACTCTGCGCCAGCGGCGGTAACGGGCGATGAAGGGGATCTGCCGGGCGGCGTTAACCTCAACATTAACCTTTCACCGCAACAACCATTGCCGGACAAAAAGCCGGAAATCGGCGGAGAGCCAACCGGCGACGGCGAGGACGATATCAAAACCTTGCTCAAAGCCCTGCTGGCTAAGCTGGAAGGAAATGCGACGGGCGATAACGACAATAAGCCTGACGATAAAGATAAAAAAGATCCGACCGGCGACGGCGAGGACGACGAAGAGGAAACCACGATTACCGGTGACTCTGCCTATCGTGCCGAAGTTATCGTCCCGGGTATCGATCTGAGCCGTAAGGTGAAACCGACCGCGTTCAAACGTGATGTGCTGGCCGCCGCTGATAAAACACTGGTTCGCCAGGTTGTCGGTGATGGGGATATCCGCAAATTGCCCAAGCAATCGGTCGATATGGCGTTTAACGCCGTGTCTGAGATTGCCAAAGGGCGAAACACCCGCAGCACCACGGGCGATGCACAACGTCCAAATATGGGCATGACCAGCATCGCTTCTCTGAACAAACAAAACGCTGACTTCTGGTCTAACCGCAAAGGATAATCCAATGACTGCATATCTGTACCGGATGCCTGTTGGCATTGCCGGGGCTATCTCTCGCCCACAGGACTTAACCGTCGAACCGGTGATCCTTAAATCCGCTAACGCCTTCGCTGCCTACGGTCTGGCTGGCAAATACGACGCTGAGGGCTTTTTCGTGCCGCTGGCGGACGGTGACACCGCCGATAAGGTGAAGGGTATCTACGTTCGTCCGTATCCGACTACATCGCAGCCGGACATGGTACGCCAGGTGGGAACGGATAAGAACTTCCCGGGCGACGCCATGAAACGTGGCTACATGACCGTTAACCTCGGTTCTGGTTTCGATGCCAGCACCATCAAAAAAGGCGCGCCTGTCTACGTGGTTGTTTCGCTCGATTCGACCATTGACGTGCCGCTGGGCGGCTTTATGTCCACGTCCGTCAGTGGCAAAAACGTGGCGCTGACCAACGCCGAATTCACAGGGGCCGGTGACGCTAACGGCAATGTAGAAATCTCCTGGAAGATTTAAGGAACAGACGAATGATTACTTTTGATCAGGCAACCGTTGATGGCTCTGGTGCCTTTCTCATCGGGGAGCTGGAGCGACTCGACCAGACGCTGAACCTGCCGCTGGTGGGTTACACCTGGACCCGAGATATCCAGCTGCGTGAAGACGTCTCTATCGCAGATGACATTTCCAGCTGGACTAACACCAGCTTTGGCGCTGCGGGTACTGGCGCAAATCCGAACGGTAAAAACTGGGTAGGCAAAGACTCCACTGCAATCGCAGGCGTGAACGTTGATATCGGCAAAGACGGCAATCCGCTGAACCTCTGGGGCATGGAGCTGGGCTGGACCGTTGTAGAGCTGGCAGCAGCTCAGCAGGTAGGCCGCCCGATTGATACCCAGAAGTACGACGGTATGCAGCTCAAATGGCAGATGGACAATGACGAGCAGGTTTACATCGGTGATGACGCGCTCGGTCTGAAAGGTCTGGCAAACCTCGTCGGTGTGACGCTGAACAACGCGCCGAAGACCTGGGCGAACTCCACCAACGATGAGATCCTCGATAGCGTGAACAGCATTCTGTCGAATGCCTGGGCAGCATCCGGTTACTCCGTCGTGCCTTCTGATCTGCGCATTCCGCCAGAGCAGTATTCACTGCTGGCGAGCCGTAAGGTTTCCGAAGCAGGTAACCAGTCACTGCTGACCTATCTGGCCGTGAACACTATCGCTTTCCACCAGAACGGCGTTCCGCTGGAAATCAAAGCGGTCAAATGGCTGAAAGCGCGCGGGGTTGGCGGTAAAGACCGTATGGTCGCTTACACCAACGACAAGAAATACGTGCGTTATCCGCTGGTGCCGTTGCAGAGCGTGCCTGTCCAGTATCGCGGTCTGTACCAGATTGCGACCTACTACGGCAAGCTCGGTGCGGTTGAGCCTGTGTACAAAGAAACCCTGTCCTACGTGGACGGTATCTGATAACCAGAACGGCCCCGAAAGGGGCCAGAAGGAAACTGAAAATGGCGAAAGAAAAGCTGGTTACCATCCATGTTCACACTCCGTTTACGCTGACGCTCGGCGATCAATCCAAACAGGAGTTTGTCCGGGGGCGGCATAACGTACCGGAAGAGATCGCGTCGCACTGGTTCACCCAGGCGCACTCTGAGCTTTCCGAAAGCGTGAGTAGCAACACCGATGATCTGCAACCCATTATCGACAGCCTGCAAGCGCAGATTGCCGACAAAGATAAGCAGATTGTCGATAAAGATCAGCTGATTGCCGATCTGAAAGAAGCGCTGCTCAAGCTGCAAGAGCAGAACGACAGCCTGCAAGCGCAGATTGCTGCCGCCCAGACTGGCGGTAATGGGGCGAAAGATGCCAAAGAATCAAAGCCTGCCAACAGTAAGTGATTTTCGCCGCGACTTCCCGCAGTTTGCTGACCCTGCCAAATATCCCGAAGCGCAAATCCAGTTTCGTCTGAATCTGGCCGATGTGCTGCTGAGCGAAAACGTCACCGGCAAAGAGTTGTTTCCGTACTTTGCTGAGTTGTTCGTGGCTCATTACATGACGCTCTGGGCGGCAGATAGCCGGGCAATGCTCGTCGGCGGCCCGGGTGGTTCAACCAATGGTGTTCAGTCATCCAAGTCCGTTGACAAGGTCAGCGTCAGTTATGACACCAGCGCGACGCTAAACCCAGATGCAGGCTTCTGGAATAACACACGATATGGCGCTGAATTTTATCAGCTGATCACGATGTTCGGTGCAGGCGGTCGCCAGCTATGAGTTCCAAAAGCGGTGTAACAACGAGGGTGGATAACGCTCAGGCCATTCTGGATGCGCTCAAGTCGTTAACCAAAAAGGATGTGCTGGTGGGCATCCCGGAAGACGACAGCGAGCGTGAGGATGCTCCTTTCGGTAATGCCGGGATCGGCTATGTAAACGAATACGGCTCACCAGCGCAAAACATCCCCCCACGCCCACACCTGATCCCCGGCGTTAAATCGGTAGAGGAACAGACGGTGCCGCAGCTCAAAGCAGCGGCGCAGGCTGCGCTTGATGGTAATGCGGCTGGTGCGGAAATAGCGCTCAACCGCGCCGGAACGCTGGCCGCTAATGGAGTCAGGCGTTACATGACCATTACCGGCTTTACTCCGCTTGCTGATAGCACTGTTGAAGCACGCGCACGCCGTGGGCGCAAAGGGGCGAAAGCGGAACTTGCGCGGCGCGCTGCTGGCGAGTCCCCCGGAACTGATCTGGTGAAACCGCTAATCGACACCGGGCAATACCGAAGAGCCATTACCCACGTTGTGAGGGATAAAAATGCCGACTCTTGATGTAACAGACGTGCTTTTTGACCCCGACTTTTGCGACTTCAATCTATGGGTAACTCGTCGGGCGCAAACAGTGGACGAGGACGGGTTCGGCAGCGACAGCGAAGTTAAAACGCAGTTTGCCGGGGTTGTTACTGTTGATCGCTCACTGGAAAACCGCCGCATGCAGTCCGGGCAGGTTATCAGTGGTGCAATTCTCATCGTGACGACTGAGCGGCTGACGCAGGGGCAGGCTGGCCGTGATGCCGATATCGTGACGTACCAGAACCGTGATTATCGTGTGACATTCGTCGACCCGTATACAGCTTACGGTGCCGGTTTCGTCCAGGCGCATTGTGAATTACTGCCGTTTGATGGGGGTACTCCCGTTGAGCAATAACACCAGCAAAGAGCGCGGCTGGCTGACACCCACCAGCGGCGATCCGGATTATGACGAAGCACTCGACAGGCTGTTAAGCCAGTGGACGCGCAACGTTTCCGGCTTACCGACAGGGATGGTTCGCCCGCGCTGGCAGAAAGACCAGCCACCAATGCTGCCAGTTGAAACGAACTGGTGTGCGTTTGGCATCATCGAATGGCCCATTGATAACAGCCCCGCATTCACACAACAGACTGATACCGGAACACAGCTCTGGCGGCATGAAGATTTTGTCGCAATGGCGTCGTTCTATGGCCCGGGAGGGATGCAATTTGCTTCTAGATTTCGCGACGGAATATCGGTTGAGCAAAACAACGCCGAACTGAATCAGTCGGGTCTCTCGCTTGTGGACTTTGGCGATATTGTCCCTTTCCCCGAGCTAATCAACCAACAGTGGGTGCGCCGTTACGACATGAAAGTGCGGCTGCGCCGAAAAGTGGTTCGAGAGTACAACATCCTGGCGCTGCAAGATGCGCCCGTTTCATTCTTCGGAGACTAAATTATGCCGCAGGGATTACCTGTATCTAACGTCGTTAATGTCGACGTGATCATTGGGCCGCGCGCGGCTACTGGTCGAAACTTTGGTTCGCTGCTCATTCTCGGGAGCTCAACGGTCATCCCGGTTTCTGAGCGTATTCGCCTCTACTCATCTCCTGAGGATATCGGCGCTGATTTCGGCGTGGATAGCCCGGAATATGACGCTGCTACGGTGTATTTCTCACAATCACCGAAGCCTCAGCAGGTGTATGTCGGTCGCTGGGCTAAAACGCTGGCATCGGCTGAAAGCGGTTCGACGGAAACGCTGCTGCAGGCAGTGAACGCCGTGTTGAATTACACGAACTGGTACGGTCTGGGCGTAGCCGATGATGAAGAGATCGACGATGCCGACTGGCTGAGCGTGGCCGCCGCGATCGAAGCTTCCAGCCTCAGTCGTATTCTCGCAATTACCACTCAAGACCCGGAAGCGATTAACACGACATCAACAACCGATCTCGCCTATAAGCTGAAGGCGGCAAAATACGGTCGCACGTTTGTGCAGTATTCCACCAGCAGCAAGTACGCTGCTCTTTCTGCGTTTGGCCGGGCGTTTACGGTGAATTTCAACGGCAGTAACACGACCATTACCCTGAAATTCAAGCAGGAGCCGGGTATCACCTACGAGACACTGGATCTCAGCCAGGCTAAGGCGCTGGATACCAAAAACTGTAACGTCTACGTGTATTACGAAAACGATACGGCAATCCTGCAGCAGGGCGTCATGTCCAGCGGCGATTTCTTCGATGAGCGCCACGGGCTCGACTGGCTGCAGAACTACGTTCAGACCAACCTGTATAACCTGCTCTACACCAGCACAACCAAAGTCCCACAGACTGATGCGGGTGTTACGCGCCTCCTTTCTAACGTTGAGAAATCAATGGATCAGTCTGTCACGAACGGTCTGGTGGCTGCTGGCGTATGGAACGGAGGTCCGATTGGGCAGCTGGATTCCGGCGACACGCTGACAAAAGGCTATTACGTCTACGCGCAGCCGATTTCAGAGCAGGCGCAGGCAGACCGTGAAGCACGTAAGGCACCGGTGATTCAGGTGGCCTGTAAGCTGGCGGGTGCGGTCCATTTCGCTGATGTGCAGATCAACGTCGTTCGCTAAGGAGAACATGAATGTCTACTTATTCTTTTATGGACGTCACGGCGTCCCTCTCCGGCCCGACTGGCGAGATTGATCTGGGCTACGGTTCCGCTAGTTCAGAGGAGGGGATCACCGTTGCAATGGGCGGCCCCAAAAATACCATGACCATCGGCGCTGACGGCGAAGTGATGCACAGCCTGCACGCGGATAAAAGCGGCACGGTAACCGTCAACCTGCTGAAGACCTCGCCGACAAACAAAAAGCTGTCGCTGGCGTACAACGCGCAGAGTCAGTCCTCAGGTACCTGGGGAAACAACGTCATCGTGATCCGAAACAAGGTGAGCGGAGACATCATCACGGCGCGCAGCGTGGCGTTCCAGAAACAGCCGGATAACGCCAACGCTAAAGCCGGTAACACGATGCCCTGGGTATTTGACTGTGGCAAAATCGACCAGGTTCTCGGAGAGTTTTAACAGATGGAATGCTCAATCAAAGGCCACGATTACCGCGTGGCAAAACTCAGCGTTTTTGACCAGCTGAAAGTGACCCGCAAACTGCTGCCGGTGCTGGCAGGCATGATGTCAGATTTCGGGAGCATTCGCTCCCTTCTGCCTGCTGATGGCAAAATCGACACCGTGAAATTCGATCAGCTGAAACCGGTGTTTGAAACGCTGCTCCCGCGTATCGCTGAGGAACTGTCTTCCCTGACCGAAGAAGACACCAACGCGATTATTCATCCGTGCCTGGCCGTGGTATCACGCAAGCACATGGACGGATGGACGCCGGTATTCAACAGCGGTCAGCTGATGTTCGATGACATCGACCTGCTGACCATGCTGCAGCTGGTGGCGCGGGTGGTCGCCGATTCACTGGGAAATTTTTTGCCCGTGAGCCCTACCAGCGCGACGCCGGGCCAGCCTCAGGGTTAACCCTCAACAGCCTGCCTGACGGGCTGTCTTATCTCCTTGACCCGGTTGACGCCGGGTTAATCCCTTATTACGCGCTGAAGGATGGATCTGTCGATCTGTGCGATATCGCGCTGATGAATGACCACCTGGCCGTTAAGGCAGACAACCAGCGCCGTATTGAGAAATGGAGAGAGGATAATGAACGCTGAGACTATTAAAGATTTCCTCGTCTCGCTCGGATTCGATATCGATGAAGCAGGCGCGTCAAAGTTCGACTCAGTTCTCGCCGGTACGACCGCAAACGCTATCAAAATGGGGCTGGCTGTCGAAGGTGCCGCGCTTACCGTGGTGGCCTTCACGGCTAAGATCGCCTCGGGGCTGGATAATCTCTACTGGGCGTCACAGCGTACCGGCGCGACGGTTCAGGGGATTCAGTCTATTGGCTATGCGGTTTCACAGGTGGGCGGCAGCGTGGACGCGGCGCGCTCTTCTCTGGAAAGCCTCTCCCGGTTTGTTCGTAACAATCCCGGCGCGGAAGGCTTCCTGAATCGCCTGGGCGTACAGACCCGTGACGCCAGCGGCAACATGCGCGACATGGCCGCTATCTTTACGGGTGTCGGCCAGAAGCTAAGCAGCATGCCGTATTACCGGGCTAACCAGTATGCGCAGATGCTGGGCATTGACGAAAATACCCTCATGGCGATGCGCAGGGGTGTGGGCGGTTTCTCCGGGCAGTACAGCGCAATGGCGAAAGCTATCGGCTTCAATGCTGATGAGGCGGCCAGAAGCTCCAATAAGTTCATGACCTCCCTGCGTGAGTTCGGCGCGATGGCAGGCATGGCCCGTGACAAAATCGGCTCTAATCTTGCTGGTGGTCTGGCGGGTTCGCTGGACACGCTGCGCCGCCACATTCTGGATAACTTCCCGCGCATCGAGCAGACCCTGACGAAAGCCATAAAAGGCATTCTGGCGCTCGGGGACATTATAGGGCGGCTGTTTTTCAGGCTTATTGAGGGGACATCCAGCCTTATCACCTGGTGGCAATCGCTGGATAAGCAAACGCGGGAGCTGATCTCGCTGTTTGGCGCGCTGACGATTGCGCTGCGCATTCTGAACAGTACGTTCTGGATGTCGCCGATTGGCCTCATTACCGCGCTGGCGGCGGGGATTGCCCTTCTGTGGGAAGACTATCAGACCTGGAAGGAAGGCGGGGACAGCCTGATTGACTGGGGCAAGTGGAAGCCGGAAGTCGACGCTGCGCTGAAGATGGTTCGTGACCTGAAAGGGTCTGTTAATGAACTGGCGAAAGTGCTGGCGAAACTGCTCAATATCGACCCCAAATCATGGTCCCTGAAGTGGGATTTCAGCAACTTCATTGACCAGATGGGCGAGTTCAGCAAAATGCTGAATATGATCGCCGACCTGCTCAACGCCATTAAAGATGGCCGCTGGGCTGATGCCGCCAGCATCGGCAAACAGATGCTCAATCAGGGCAGCGAAAATCCGTCAGCGATGCCGATGGTTACTGACAGCGCCAACGGTACCGCCGACTGGATTAAAGAGCACTGGGGATTCGATCCTCGCAGCGTGGGCCGAACGGTGCGCGGCTGGTTTGGTGATGATGAGCCAGATCAGATTGGACAGGCTGCAAAGCGAGGCGAGCGCAATAATAACCCCGGAAACCTTAATTTTGCAGGTCAGGCGGGGGCTGAACTTGAGCGCCCCGGTGGCAGGTTTGCCCGATTTGAAACCGCCTTTGATGGTTTGCGCGCTCTTTCGCGCCAGCTCGTGCTGTATGCAGGGAGAGGGATTAACAGCGTAGAGAAAATTATCTCTACCTGGGCGCCCGCTTCCGACAATAACAACACAGCAGCCTATATACAGGCGGTTTCCCAACGTCTGGGAGTAAATCCTCAAGCCGCTTTAAATATTAACGACCCACAAACGATGTCGGCATTAATGAGTAGCATTATTCACCATGAAAATGGGCGAAGCATCTATTCGAAGGAGTTAATCGGGAAGGCTGCCGTCGCGGGAATTGGCGGGGCGAACGTGAACCAGCAAAACACCTACCACATTTACGGTGGTGGTGACCCGCGTTCTGTCGGTACCGAGGTCGAGCGTCGACAGCAGTCGGCAAACGCCCAGGTTATGCGCGGTAATCAAACGAAGGTGGGCTAATGGATATTCTCTCTACGCTCTTTCAGCAGCAGAGCCGAAAAATAGGGATGATTGTCCCCAGCGTGGTTGTTTCTGAGAAGCATACCGACACGCTGGAGATAACAGAACACCCTGTCGAGGTCGGAGCCGCCATCGCTGACCATGCCTACAAAAAACCGTCTGAAGTGGTGATGGAGGTCGGTTTCGCTGGTGGTGGATCGTTGCTGGATTTTGCCAGTAACCTGACGGCCACCAGTCTGCTCGGTCTGAGCCCCCAGCAGACGTATCAGGAGCTACTCGACCTGCAGGCGAGCCGTATTCCTTTCGATGTGGTAACCGGCAAACGCCTGTACAGCAACATGCTGATCCGCGCGATGGAAGTGACGACAGACAAAACAACCGAAAACGTTCTGTCTGCCGCCCTCACCCTGAGGGAGGTTCTTATCTCGCAGACGCAGCAGATCACCGTCGCGGATAAAACCAACATGAAGGACGGGGCCAGCACCTCGGCGGTACTGAATACCGGCAATAAAACCACAAAGCCGCCAAATACCTCGCTGCTGAAAAGCATCACGGGTAACGCGGCGTCATTACTGGGGCTCGGCTAATGGCAATTCAGGAAATCCCGCTGACAGCGGATAACCAGCAATTCAGCATCATCCTTGCAGGGACCACCTGGCGCATTAGCATCACCTGGCGCGATCTGTACTGGATTATGGACCTGCAGAACGACAGAGGGGAGCCGGTAATATCCGGTATTCCTCTCGTCACGGGCGCGGACCTGCTGGCGCAGTACGCCTATATGGGACTCGGCTTTAAGCTGGTGGTGGTCTGTGACGGCAGCACACAGGATTATCCGACGAAAACCGACCTGGGCGGCCGCAGTCATTTACTGGTATCAACGGAGTAAGCATGTCACAGAACTGGATGAGACATTTCGAGCTGCAGCTCGTGGACGAGAACGGGCAGGGTATTGAGCTCAGCGATTTTAAAGTGACCTTTACGATCGACTGGTTCAACATCAGCAGCGCGTCCCGGGTGGGGACGTTCAAGATTTACAACCTGTCAGCCGATACGGTGAACCGCATCACCGGGCAGGAGTTTTCTAAGGTGCGGCTGATTGCTGGTTATGACGGCATCGCGCCGGATGTATCGGCAAGCGACGTCGGGACCGTGCGAGAAGTCGACGCGGCGGACGTGGGCCAGAGCGACGGCCGCAACTACGGACTGATTTTCAGTGGTGAAATTCGATACTCGGTCACGGGGAAGGACAGCCCCATTGACTCCTTCGTTCTGATTCAGGCGGCGGATACGGATCTGGCTTTTGCCACCAGCATAACCTCGCAGACGCTGGCAGCCGGTTACACGGTCGCTGACGTGAACCGCGCGCTGATGAAAGACTTCGAGGCCAAAGGCGCGACCGAGGGTCTGACGCCTGAAATGCCCGTTACCGTATTCCCCCGGGGCCGCGTGCTGTTTGGCATGACACGGCACCTTATGGATAACGTAGCCGGACAATGCGGTGCAACATGGCAGTTCGTGGACGGTCAGCGCCAGATGGTGGCGAATAACGAGTATGTTCACGACGCGATTAAGCTCAACAGCGCTACCGGGTTGATCGGCATGCCGCAGCAGACCATCGGAAACGGCGTAAACGTCCGCGCCCTGATTAACCCGAACATCCGGGTAAACGGGCTCATTCAGCTGGATCAGGCTTCTGTATTCCGCACCGCGCTGTCGAACAACGATATCGCGATGGCTGGTGGGCAGATCACTGACCAGAACACGGACGGTAATATCACGCTCAGCGGCACCACGGCCCAGCCTGCCAGCATCGCAACGGATGGCGTTTATATTGTGCGTGGGATTATGTACACTGGCGACACAAGGGGCCAGGCGTGGTACATGGATATGATGTGCGAAGCGCGTGGCGCGGCGGATCTCCGTTCGGCGTCGTCTTTACAGCGGGAGGTAGGATAGTGAAAAAGTGGATTGTTATCGGACTCTGTTTCCTTCCTGGATTAGCGTTTTCTGCGAATCCCGGCGGCATCACGCTTCAGTGTGGTGGTTATAAATTAGAGTTGATCCCTGATTCACTGTTCAGGATTAACGGGGAGACTGTCACCTCTCAGAAAATTAAAACGCTCGGTAACGGTAATGGAATGAAGGCTGACATGGGTCTCATGCCAGCCAAAGACGGCAACAATTATGGTTTCGAGTTTATTCGCCGCCCTGGTACTGAAACGCGCTTCCTGAACGTCCAGCTGCTGCAGAACAGCATGGACGCGCCGAAAATCATCGGCTCTTTCCCGTGTAAGAAAGTTGCTGGCTGAAGTCGTCAGAACTACAGAAACCCTGAGTCTTCTGTTACCATTAAACCAGTAATCTCTATATAGGTGAGCGAAATGATTGGCTTGAGTGCTGCATTGGCCTTTACACCGCCAAAAGCCCCTACAGTCGATAAATTTATGGAATCCTTCTCCAGGAAGATCGAACGATCTTTTGGAGAGCTTGACCGTGCTCAAGAAGATTCTCTGACAAAAAAACAGGTCAGAGATATAACAAGGATGGTTTACCAGCGCATAGATCTCGCCGCTTCTAAGGCTGAAGAAGGTAACTCCTATCTTCAAGTGTTGTTGCACGGCTCAGCAGAAGAAATGCTTGAGTTGAGGATAGAAGAAACTAAGCCTGAGGATTTAAGAGAAATTGCCGAAAAACTGGATATTGGCAATAAAAGGCTGAAGTACGCTTTTTTCGTTGCCTCAACATCCCCAGCTTGGCGTCCGCATATGGCAACGCTAAAACATCTTGAATCAAAAACACTGAAAGCCTTTGGTGATTATCATAGCGCTGTTAAAGGTCTTGCAGATATATTGCCACATTTTCTTGAATCAAATTGCCCTGTAGATTTTGACTTAGGGAAAATTGACAACGCTTTATCTGAACCGATGGTGGAACATCCTTCTTGGGTTAATACTGGAGAGGATTTTGCAAAATGGATTAAAGGAATGAAGGGCTAGGGATGCAAGTCACTGTTTTATATTCAAAAAAATTTCTTAATGACATAGCTACCTTATCTGATGATGAACTGAAACTAATTGGTGATTTTGCGGTTTCCTTGAAAAGTTCTGGTTTTGATGGATTGCCAGGCAGAAATAAACCTTCAACGGGTGTCAGCAAAAGGCATGTTCAACGTGAAAAACTGATTCAGTACGCGATGCAAAATCGGCTTTGGCATTATCATATTGGACATGTTGAATATGATAAAAACAGAAGTTTTGGCGATTGGACATCTGAGTACGTGGTCCAATACCAGAATAACAATCACAAAGAAGCCCGTTTCGTGAGTTACGATCCTCATCCACCATTTAAACTACCCCCCCCAGAGTCACTGGATTAACTTAATAATCGAACCCGCCACCCGGCGGGTTTTTTGTTTTCTGGAGCCTACCAAATGGCAGTATCTGACCAGACCCGCAGCGGCGACCTTGCCGAAACATTCAAATCTGAGCGGGACACCACAAAGAACCAGATCCGCGTCGCTTTACCTGGCATTGTTCAGTCATTCGATCCCGGCACGGTGACGGCGGTTGTACAGCCTGCGATCCGTTCGGTTGAAACTGATAACGACGGCAACCGCGTTACCAAAAATTACCCCCTGCTGGTGGATGTGCCTGTGGTGTTTCCACGCGGCGGCGGCTGCACATTAACTTTTCCGGTGAAAGCCGGTGATGAGTGCCTGGTGATATTTGCCGATCGCTGCATTGATTTCTGGTGGCAGAGTGGCGGGGTGCAGGAGCCCGTCGACGACCGGGTGCATGATTTATCGGATGCGTTCTGTATCGTCGGTCCGCAGTCGCAGGCAGAGAAAATCAGCGGAATAAGCACCAGTGGCGCGCAGTTGCGCACTGATGATGGCGCTGCGTTTGTGGAAGTGGCCGCAGGCCATAACATCACGGTTAAAACCCCCGGCGCGCTGACGGCGACAGCAGAAGGAGGAACTACGATCACATCACCCACCATCACGCTTAACGGCAACGTGACAATAAACGGGAATCTATCTCAGGGTATGGGCGAAAGTGGCGGTACCGCGACGATACTCGGCCCTGTCACGGTGACTAACGATGTGAAAGCTGGTGGTAAGAGCCTGATGACGCATACGCACGGCGGAGTACAGACCGGCGGCGGTAACACAGGAGCGCCTAACTGATGCGATACAGACGTGAAGACGCCGACGGTGATTACACCTTTGGCAGCGGCGATGATACCTGGCTGATTAACTCACCGGAGGCCGTGGCGCAGGCGGTAAAAACGCGATTCGAATTGTGGTATGGGCAATGGTTTCTCGACACCACCGAGGGGACACCGTGGATTCAGTCCGTACTCGGTAAGCAGAAGCCGGAAACCTACAACCTGGCGATCCGTAAGCGCATCCTCGAAACGCGGGGTGTGAAATCTATCCTCTCTTTCAATACGACAGTGAACACTACGACGCGCCGCGTCCAGTTCTTCTCTGAAATCGACACCATCTACGGAACAACGACAGTAACCAGCGAGGCATAAATGGCCCTCAACTTGGACACACTCGGCTTATCGGCAACGGTAACCGCTGAGGGGATCAGTGCGCCTGATTACCAGACGATACTCGATACCCTGACGAGCTATTTCCAGCAGATTTATGGCAGTGATGCCTATCTGGAACCGGACAGCAAAGACGGTCAGATGGTGGCGCTGGTGGCCCTGGCTATTCACGATGCCAACAACACAGCGATCACCGTCTATAACTGCTTTTCTCCGGCTACCGGCTACGGTGCGGCGCTGACCAGTAATGTGAAAATAAACGGTATTGCGCGCAAAGGTGCGACGAACTCAACCGTGGATTTGTTGCTGACCGGTACCGCAGGGACAACCATCACGAACGGGACCGTAAAAGACACCAATAATGTGATCTGGCGTCTTCCTGCTTCGGTAGTGATTGGTGTTGATGGCACAGTTACGGTAACTGCTACCTGTTCAAACAGCGGATCTGTTGCCGCACTGGCCGGGACCATCATCACCATCAACACGCCGACCCGTGGCTGGACGTCAGTAACAAATCCGGCAGCAGCCACCGTCGGAGCACCTGCAGAAACCGATGCAGAACTGCGCATCCGGCAGGGGCAGAGCGTCGCGCTACCATCCATCACACCGTTTGAGGGCGTCGACGGTGCGATTGCAAACGTGGAAGGCGTGACACGTCACAAGCTTTATGAAAATGACACCGGAGCAACCGACAGTAACGGGTTACCGCCGCACTCCATTTCAGCCATCGTCGATGGTGGAGATATTACCGAAATTGCCCAGACAATCCGGGGCAATAAAGGGCAGGGAACGGCGACTTACGGGACGACCTCTGTCACGGTACCGGACACTTACGGCAACCCGCATGTGATTAACTTCTCACGGTCAACGGATGTACCGATTTATGGTCACATCACACTGAAAGCGTTCACCGGCTACACATCGCAAATCGGCGTGCAGATCCAACAGGCGGTTGCGGACTACATCAACGGGCTGACGATTGGCGATTCAGTGCTGCTGAGCCGTATTTACTCCCCGGCTAACCTTGGCGTTGTGAGTGGCGGCAGCGCGCGCTTTTACGATATTCAGGAGCTGCTGATCGGGAAATCAGCCGGGACAGTCGCGGCGGCGAACGTCAATATCGCCTACAACGAATCAGCGTCCTGCAAGCCCGAAAATATAGCGCTTACGGTGACGTCATGAGCAAGTACACGGACCTAATCACTAACTACCACGCCACGAAGCCCAAATACTTTGATCACATCGACCTGAGCACCCGGCCGCTGATTGACATCACATCAGCCACCCGGGGGCTGGTTAATGCGTTTGACATCGATACAGCGGTAGGCGTCCAGCTTGATACCCTCGGGCTCTGGATCGGACGTAGCCGTATAGTCAGCCAGCCGATAACAGGTGTTTATTTCTGCTGGGACACTGACGGGCTCGGATATGACCAGGGCGTCTGGCAGGGACCGTATGACCCGGATTCGGGCTATACGACGCTGAGCGATGATACCTATCGCATCATTCTGAAAGCGAAAATCGCTATCAACAACTGGGACGGCCGGAACGACTCGCTGCCGCCCATTCTTGACGCTGCGACGGCAGGATCGGGCCTGAGTATGCAGATCGTCGATAACCAGGACATGACGATATCGGTCTGGGTATTTCCAGAGACTGATATTTCTGATGTGTCTCTCGAACTGATCGCCGCTATCAAACAGGGCTATCTCACCGTTAAAGCAGCTGGCGTATGGGCCGGTGATGTTGAAACGCCTTCGGTAGAAACACCGTCCGAGGGCTCTAAATTCTTTGGGTTTGATATGGATAACGAATATATCGGCGGTTTTGATACCGGCGCTTGGGGGGTATTACTCTAATGGCTACAAATAACTTTAAAGCGTTCGCGCTTGATCCTAACGCTAACGTTATGTCACAGGCGGACTGGGAAGCGCTTCCGGCGTTATTGTCTGGCTTTACCGCTGGTAAGGCATCCAGTGCGCAGGTGAACAAAGCTATTCGTCAGGCGACTACCATCGGTGCGCTGGTGGGGCAGTTTATTGCGAACTCTGGTGCTGACGCCCTTGATAATGCCGATATCAACGGACTGGTGACAAAGTTCACGAACGCGCTTACCACAAACCTTGGTTTAGGAACAGCATCGAAAAAAAATATCGGTACCGGACCTGGACAGGTTCCTGACATGTCCGCTTTCACAAGCGGTGCTGGCTGGGTACGTTTCCCTGATGGAACAACATTTCAACGTGGTAATGCAGGTATGGCACCTGGTGTAAACAATCAATATGTCACTCTGCCACGAGCATTTTCATCAGCGGATTTCAGGGTTGTTTGTACCTGGAATGATATTGGTGTATCGCAAAACGGTCCTTCTGCTCAGCCGTCAGCCGATATTGCTATTGGAGCGCAGTCGAAAACCACAACAAGATTTGGTTTGTGGCAGGGTGGACAAGGCGGATTTAATGTTGACTGGATCGCTATTGGAGTATCTTAAAATGACAATTGAATATGTATGGAGCCCCGCCACATCAGGTTTTTACCCGTTGAGCGAAAAGGAAAGGCTTGTTGCTACAGGACAATGGCCTGAAGATGGCGTGGACGTAACGGGTGAAGAATATAACAACCTCTTCCCCGTTCCACCAGGTAAGTACATTGACACGGTTGACGGTCATCCCTCCTGGGTAAGCATGCCGCCTCCCACCCAGGAGGAAATTGTTGCTCAAGCTGTTATCGAAAAACAGAACCGCATTGATGCAGCTAATGATTACATGAACGGAAAACAATGGCCGGGAAAGGCGGCAATGGGGCGCCTTAAGGATTATGAGAAAGCGCAATATAATGCGTGGCTTGATTATCTGGATGCGCTGGAGGCGGTGGATACCACTAATGCGCCGGATATCACTTGGCCTACTCCACCAGCGATATAGCCTCATTATGGCGGTGTGCCAGATTTGTGTCATACACGGCAAATCGCCATTCTTTTTCTTACATCATGTGCCATTGAGTTGTGCAATGTGAATGCGGCAATGTGCATGTAAAACAGTTAGTTAAAAGTGATTCTACTAATTCGTAATGCGAAGGTCGTAGGTTCGACTCCTATTATCGGCACCATTCAATCATCCTCCAAAATCTCAATCTAATTTCTGTAACCACTTCTCTTGGCGGATGGACGAACTTCATGGCATTTCTTCGTCAGCAGAATATCCTACAAATCTGCAGTCATAGGCTTTTCCTGCGTTCAGGTCCACGTTGCTACTATGCATCTCATTATCCCAAGCGACTGGAACAAAACAGGATTAATGGCTCTATGTGTGTTTGCAGGTGAAAAAGTATCTGCCCAGCCCCACACCTCCTAACGCCCACGAACAACACCCGTAACCAAAGTAGTAAAAGACTGGCGTCGAGAGCTTTAAGCCCAAGCTAGAAATCAGCGATATCAAAATGATACCGCTGACATAAAGAGCGTTTAAACATCAAGTTTGCGGCCAGTCAGCCATTCCACCATCGCCGGGTCGCGATGCGAGAAGAACGCGCTGGTTGCGGTGTCGAGGGCAGCAATTTGCAGCATATCCTCAGCGCTGAGTTCAAAATCGAGAATGTTGATGTTATCTTCCATGCGTTCTTTGCGCACCGATTTCGCCAGCGAAATGATGCCTCGCTGGAAGATCCAACGCAGCACAACTTGGCCCACGCTTTTGCCGTACTTCTGACCAATTGCCGTTAACACGGGATGCTGGAACAGGCCATTTTTACCCTCCGCAAACGGTGCCCAGGCTTCCGGCTGAATGCCACGGCTTTGCATCCATGGAACGGCATGCAGCTGCTGGTT